ATGGTTCGCGCCATGCCGTCATAGTGCGCCAGCCGCAGCTCGTCGCGTGACAGCCCGCTTTTGTGCGTTCTGCCGTCTACTTCGTCGTGGCAACTAGAACAGCACCACGCCCCAAGCAGATCGGGTGACTTTAGCCCCATGCCTGACACCCCTGCTACGCGCAGATGTGCCAGCACGACCGTCTCGCTGTTGAAGTTGCACACGCCCGGTATACGCACCGTGCATCCACGCCCTTTAGCTTCTTTACGCAGCATAGATCGGCTCCGGTAACGGCCCAATGCCAAGTTCTATCAACTTGTTCTCAATGCCGTGTAAGTATTCGGTGAATTCTTGTTTGGTCATACGCGAGGTGCGCTTTAGCGGGCGCAGACGCTTCTTGCCAAGCCCTGTGAGCGTCTCCCAACCGAATATTTCGCCAAGGAAATACTCATGCAAGTCGTCGCGTGTCCAGCCCTGTAGCGCCTCTCCACCCGCCTCCATGATCATTGGGTAAACCACGCCCCAGAGGTAGGCCAACTGCTGTGAGGTTTTGGGCTTCTTCCACTCGGCCACCTCTACCGCCCACACCTTGCTCGGGTCTAGCCCTTGCGTCATGCGGATAACGGCAACCGCCATCTGCTCGGGTGTAGTGCCTTTGGGGAAAATGCGTTTCATGTGTACGCCTTCCACTCCTCGGCGTATTCAACGTCCTGATAACCGGGGAACCACGGCCCGCCACGGGTCATGTGGACGCACACCGGGTCGGGTTCGTCAGCCTTGGTGTGCCAACCTTCAAGGTAATTGAAGGTCATGGGTAGCTCGCCAATCTGATCGTCAGCGCACCACTTGAACTGATGCAAATACATTCCCGTCTCGCTGTTCACCAGCTCTGGCGTGAGGCGTTGCGTTGCCTCATGCTCGCAGTTAATGAACATAAATGACGACCAGTTCTTGCGAGCGTAGGGATGCTGCGCCTTGCCATCCATTTTGACCGTCTCGGCAGGCTTGTAGTCGTGGTGTACCGTAAACACCGCTTTGCTTTTATCAACATAACGCAATATCTGCGTCAGGTCATGCCGCACCAAGAAATCGCAGTCCAGAAACACCGCCCAACCCTTGTACTCGCAAAGGTACGGGACGAGAAAGCGCGTAAAACTAAACTGCGTTGACGAAAGCGGATCGTCAGGACGCCAGTACAGCCCCACCGCCCGCATGTACCGCTGGTCAATCGGCTGGATGTGGACAGGTTGGCGGGCATGGCGCTCAATGCTGCGCCGCGCTACCCGATACGCGATGTCCTCACGGCTGTCGTAGCCGATGAAGATGGGGAGTTCCGTCATAAGCGTTCCTCAAAGTCTATGTACCGCCACGCCAGATATTCGGGCGCGACTGCGTAAACGTCGTAGTCATATCCACGCTCCTTGTCGGTGATTTTCCGCACCAACCAGTCAGGAAACGTGGTTTGCACATCCACCAGCGCCGCCACGGTCAGGCTTGCGTTGACGATGTAGTAGTAGTCGGGGCGAGGATCGGCAGCATCAAACGACTTCTTGGCACAGATAGCGGCTGTCTCAAACGGCCACGCCTCGTACTGAAAATCATGCTTGATGTGCTTCACCTCTATGCGCTTGCCCGAGGCGTAAATATCGCCCTTGTCGGCAAACTCTTTGCGGTCAGCAAAGTCTTTTGCCATACGACGCTTGGGCAGCGTCACCGTATGCCCGAGGTTTAGCAGGTAAGTCGCCACGACAATCTCTGCCGGGCGACTAGCCCTAAACCGTGCCTCAAAGTCAGAAGGGTGTATCAAGGTCAGACCAATTATCTTCGCTCATCGCAGGCGCGGCTTTCGGCTTTGGCTGCTCGCCTTTGGCCTCAAACCGTAGCGACATAAACTTATCGCCCGTCTTTTTGCTGGCCTGTATCCAACCTGATACGTTCATGTCCACGTTGTTGATGACGCACGATCCTCGGTAGTCGGGGCGTTTCTCATTGCCCTTCTTGTCGTTCTTAAACAGCACGCCACGCATGTTCGGGTCGTATTGATTAGCCACGGTTTAACTCCTGTAGTTTTTCCAGTTTCTCGTTTAACTCGGCAAGGAAAGTCTTAACCTCGCCCTCCAATGTCGTGATGTATTTCTCGTCCCGCTCCACGCGCTTGACGAACATCCGCAGGTGTTCGGGCAGCCGAGGGTCGTAAGACACGAAATCGCACCATTTACGCCCCGTGCAAGCCATCTGAAACTGAATCTGCGGGATGTACTTGGTCGGCACTTCGCCAGCCAGCAGCGTGTCAAGGTGGGTGCTGGTCGCGGGACACTTGAACTCCACCAGCCCCTCATCGTTTACGAGGCCGTCAGGAGACGCGCCAGCATGTTCAAGGCGGGGGTGCTGGATAAACCCCACCTCCTCAACCAGCTCGCCTGTACGGGCGCTGTAGGCGGCCCTAGCGTGCGGTTCCTGCTCCGTACCCCACTCCATGTGCGCGGTAGAAAACCCGCCGCCCCTTTGACCCGTTAGCCGCTCCACGATGAGGTCAGCCATGTAGCTTTCCCGGGTCGCGCCTTTGCCCTTGGCAATAACTTCAGATACTCGGGAGGCCGTGACTTTGCCGAGCCGTGCTTGATGCCATTCGGTAGTGCGCTGTTCCATTACTGCACCTCTTTGCTGCGAGCCATAAACGCATCCATGTGCAGCTCACGCACCGGGACGGGCAAATCATTGAGTAACGCCCGCAGCGCCTTCTTGCTATCGCACGCAGCGATCTGCGCCAGCACCTCGGGGTCTTGCGCGGCAACTTCGTGCGTCGTTGCATCGGCGTCGTTGTCGCCCTCGGTTGGGATGCAGAACGCTTGGAATGCGGCGTACTTGTAGGCGGCAGACATGGCCTTGTTGCTCGCCTTGTCGCCGCTATCCATTGCCTCGCCAATCGTGACGACCGTGTGTTTGCTGCCATCCTCGGCGGCTACGAAATCAAACTCCACGGTGAGCGTGACGTAAAACAGCGCCGTGCCTTGACGGTTCTGCCGCTCCACCACCTCGCGTGCCGTCACGCGGGGCAAGATGCAAAGGCCGTGCTTGGCAAGGAGGGGCGAAAGCGCCCCGTACACTTGGTCAATGCCGCGGAACTTGTAACCTTGCGACTGGTTCTTGCTGTCTTTGCTAATACCGACTTTGCTCAACTCGGCGGTGATCGCCGCAATCTGTTCATACACCTTCATGGTTGTTCTCCGTTAATGCTGCGATGGCGCGGTTACAAGCCTCAATGCGTTCTTGTTCTTCGCGCTGTTGTAATTCCAAATCTTGCTGATGCCACCAACTGTCGTCGTCGTTCCAGATGTCATCGTGCATGGCTGGCTCGCTCCTCGGCTACGGTGCAACCGCCGTCACCACATGGATCGCAAGCGGCGGCTAACAAGTACAGCAATACGATGCCAATGAGCTGCGGCCAAGGAAATTGCAGCTTATTCATAGTCAAACGCCTCCTCTTGAGCCTTGCGGTAGTGGTTCCAGCAAGAGTTCTCCAGCGTGTCAAATTCCTCAATCGTCAGATACTCAAGGTCGCACTTGTAATTGACGTAGACCGCGTTGGATTTCTTGTCGCTGCTGTCAATGCCCTCGGGATACGCGCCCAGAATGTACGCGCTGCAAATCTCTAGCGTCTCGGGAACGCCAACCGAGGGATCGCCATAATGTACGGCGTACTCAACTTCAGCCTCAAAGGCTACGCCGAGCAGGACAATGGTTGTGGTGGTAAGCATCTCTGTTGCTCCTGTGAGGGGCGGCTTACGCCGCCACCTCTTTACCCATGACGTAATTGACAAGAATCCATTTGGCACGATTCAGCGTTTGACGCGCATCTTCTGCCATATCATGCTCAATTTCGTGTTGAGCATCGCTCATCAAAGACATCACAAATACTTCTGGGCTGTAAAACCGACCAGCCAAACCTTCGTTTACCGCGTCTCGCATTTGTGCCACGGTAGCACCGTACACGCGGACTTCTTTTTGCTCGTCGGGGGTAAGATCGTTCAACATTGTCGTATCTCCTATCTGTGGATGCGTTGTGTCTGTCAACGGTTGTAAGTTTAGCAACCTAAACGGATATTGCAATACCCCTAGCGAAAAAAAGTTTAGGCGGCTATATTCCGCAGCATGGACATCCAGAAGCTCATCAAACGATACGGTAGCCAGCAGGCTGTGGCACAGGCGTTCGGCGTCACCAAGGGCGCGGTTAGCCAATGGGTCAAGGCTGGGGCGATCCCAGCGGCAAGGCTGTGGCAACTGAAGGCTGGGCTGGTAAAGCCCCCACAGGGCCGCTAATGTGGTTACAGGGGCCAGAAACGACAAACCCCCGGTTAAGGGGGTTGACGCGGCAGGGGGGCTGCCTATACGCTTCAATTGCGGATGAGCGTGATGGAAGTCTGACTGACTGTTCTAGTCGTGTCAACCACCCCACCACGCCCAACTACTCGGGCATTCTGGTCGGGGCAACCACGCGCAGAGTGACCTTAAACCTACACCGGGGCAGCCAGCCTGTAGGTGCGCGGCGTAAGTCGGGAAGCGCAAATGGCAGCCGAGGGGACGAACCTTGGTGAAAAGTAGCCGACAGCGGATGGCTCCGTCAGTCATCAATTCCGCACGATCCACGTTAGGCGTACTCCGTCTCAACCGTGCGGATTCACCATCAGTCATCAAGGTTTAGAGGGTAATCACATGGTAGAAGGGTTAGACGTTACGGCATGGGAGAGGTGGGTAGCGTTCCGCAAGGCGATACGCAAGCCGATCAAGGAAGCCTCAATCCATGCGATGCAGATGAAGCTGGCGAAGTACGGTGACGATCAGGAAGAAGTTGTTAACCAGTCGGTCAGCAACCAATGGCAAGGGCTGTTTGACCTTAAAAAGTCCAAGCCCGGGTTCGGCGAAAAACCCGTCAAGACTGACAAGCAAGTAGCCGCTGACAACGAACGCTGGCAGCAAACGCAGGATCGTTGCGCCCGGGAGTGGGACAAGCGCCTTGGTGAACCGCTTGCTAAACTCAAACTCGCGGATGCCCTCCTTGCGCGTTACAACGTCAGAAATGACGAACCCGGCCACGACGAACGGATGGAGTGGCTACGGGAGCGGGTGGCTGATCTTCTACGAGAAGCGGATGCAAAGCTGGTGGCGGGTGATCCTTGCCTCATAGCAATGATCTGCCAGTTCTGGGGCGAGCGGGGCGTGAAGAAAATCCATGCGCGTGCCGCCGCTTAATAAATACCGATCAAACCAAATATGGTGGAGAATATGGCTCGGTCGCTGCATCAACGAGGCTAGGGAATGCGTTACGCCGCCCGACGAGACGCCAACGACAAAATCATCG